CCAGTTCTGCTTTGTAATACTTGTTGAGAAGATGTAATTGTATCAATACTAAATTCTCTCCTTCTACCTCTTCCAGGTGCAATAGTTCTGCCTGTTGCTCTTTGATTTATATCTCTTGGCGTACCAGACCAGAAGTCTTGCCATTGATTCCAAACTGTTCCAAAAGGATTATCTAAAACATTAGAACCAGATATGTTTGCAGCCAATGTGTCAAACTGTCCTGTTTCATTACTAATTATTTCAGGTAATCTTTCTGTTTCAAACCATTCATCTCCTTGTGGTGTTAATGCAACAAAACCTGTCCATGTGAATATATCAAATGGATTTACTGGTATTAATTTAGTTGCAAATGGTTGAGTAATTACAGATGTTTCAGAATATGGTAATGTTAATAAATCACCTGTCTTCGCATAATTTGTATCTGTTCTGTCAGCGTCTAGAATTGCCGTATCATCATCATCTCTTTCTATAAGTGTGATTGCCTCTGTATGATGAGTAGGTCTTAATTCGCCATTTGCAAAGTCCATAGAACATTTATAATCTACATCACCTACATTACCTATTGAATGACCTACAAAGTTATCTACGACAAATCCATTTTTAAATCTATCAAATCCTTGAGCGTCTTGTATTTGTAGTGATTGTGCAGCCTGTTCTAATAAACTTAATTGAGTATAGTATTCAACATTTTCAATTCGTTTTTCTAATTTACCAATATCTCTCATGGTAAATCTTCTATTATCAATAGAAATTATATCAACCTCTTCTGGAGTTAATGTAAATGAAGGAATGTGTATAGTATATAAATGCATTGCATTTTCTAAATTTTCTGGGTCTTGTGGGACTAAATCAGATGTACCTTCTACTACTTTAAATGAACCTTCTTTATCTAAGAAAATTTTATCAATTCTATTTAAGTAAAATTCATGGTCAGTTGTAACATCACCACCAAATTTTGCAACATCTAATACACTTGCACCCGAACCACTAAATTGTCTATCTTGTCCATCACCTGCATTAATAGTTGAAGCGTCATCTACTCTTGGCCTAAAGTCTAAACTATCTCTAAGTTGAAATTTTTCACCTGTTGTATCTGATGTATAACTAGGTATATTTTCATAATCTACAACACCAGAGTAAGAATCTACATCAAAGAAATCTCCAGAGCCATGTGAGAAGAAACTAAATGTAATTAATAGTCTTCCTGTTGGTTGTGATTTGCCAGGTTTAAGTTTTAATCTTCCTACATCATAAAAGTTATCTCTTTGTCCGTTGTCTAATTCATATCTATCTGTAACATCTGTACTGCTTGTTGTTGCATTAGTACTAAAGTTAGTTGCCATATGTACACTTGCCACTTCAAATACATCTGACTTACCCATGTTTACACCACCTCTAGCAGTTGCGAGAGCTTCAGTAGTAACTTGTAATGTTTGAGAAGCATTTAAAGTTTTAGATTTAGATGATACTGTACTTCTTGTTATAGTTGCAAGTATTTTTACAACATGAGAAGCAAAGTTTGCCCCAAAGTCAAGTTTTAAAGTTGTGGTAGACGGTGCTGAAAATATAACTGCACCTTCGTGGTTATTTCCTGTGATACTTAATACATCGCCAACAGCACCTGAACCACCAGAACCAGTTGATATAATTGAAACTATAAAGTCTCCTTCTGCAACACCACTAAATGTTTCATTAGATGAACATGTAACAGTAATATCACCATCAGATGATAAAGTACCTGTAAATTGTCTTCTAACTTTTAATGATGTATCTACAACACCATTATTAGTTTCTGTTTTTAATGTCTTAGTAGTTTCATGAGGCAATTTCATTATTGCAATATTTTTATTAGCGTCTTGAAGTTTTGCCCTTGTTCTAGTTACAATACCTTTTGTTGTAACATCTGAACCACCTACATTAGCAGAAAGTTCTAATTGTGTATCTGATATTATTAAATCTACAACAGCAGTTGTATCTGTACCAGCGTCATCTATAAATGATATACTATCACCTATTTTTAATTCGTTTGTAAATTTAGTTCCGAAACCTTGTACTGCATTACTAGAGTTTGCAACAGTAATACTTCCTGTTAGTGTTAATACATCACCATCAGCAGTTGTTCTAACTGTGTCAGCAGTATAAGTTGGTGAACCTGCCATAGAAATTTGTTTAACAGCAGAAAAGTCAAATACTTCAACACCTTTAAATCCAAAAGCGTCTGATTGAATACTGCCTGAATTACTAGAAGTACCACCAGTTAATGTTTCGCCAGCAGAGAATACACCTTGAACATCAGTTACAACACAAACTGTGTGTTGGAAATTACCTGATATAGTTGTACTACCTAATGTATAAGTTGATGTACCATCATACAATTGAAAAGTTGTAGATGTTGTATCTCTAACTGTAAGTACTTTTGATGATACAGTAGTTGAAGTTGAATCAATTAATGTACCTGTAAATAGTACTTGCATACCATCTTCAAATCCGTGAGCTGCACTTACTGTAACAACACCGGCATTAGTTGCACTAGAAATAGTTGCTGTATGATTTACACTTACACTTTCTACGACAGCAGTTGCACCTGAAGTTCCACCTGTTACAGTTTCACCAGTTGTATATGCAACATTTTTTGCTACATGTAAATGTGTAAACATTACAGTATCCATTAAGAAGTGTTTATAAGTTGCACTTGTTAATGAGCTACTTGACATAATATCAGATGTATCTGTACCTGATTTATATTCATATCCTCTAGACTTAGAACGACCAATTTGTTTAACAGATGAGCTAGCTGCTGTTAATATTGTTCCTCTTGAACCTGTGTCTGCCTTATGTAATAATACTTGTTTAAATGGTTCAGTTGTAGTACCTGAAGATACTAAACCAATATCAGGAGAACCATGAACATTATTTACTACAACATGATTACCAACATCAAATCTAGTTGGGAATGCATTGTTAGTATCAAAGTCTCTTGCCTTGTTTACATCTAAAAATGTAGTTCCTATATTTTCTAATTCATAACCTTTAACATATGCTTTACCAGGTCCGATACCTACTGCAAGTTTTGAAGTTGAAGCAGTTCCGTCTTGAGCAGTTGTAGCACCATCAGAATAAATTCCTCTATTGTTACTTGCCAATACTGATTCTCTAATATCAATATCTAATCCTCTTACAGAATAATCTCCAGATTCATCATAAGTTCTTTTAGCAAGATTATCTTCTAAGATATTATAAGGTGTAGTTCTAACTTGGTTTTGAATTTTACCACCCTCTAATCTCAATAATTCTACAAAGTTTTGGTCTTCAGTAGTTGCAAGTGTTTTCTTAGCAAGTGTTAATAAAATTTTAAATCTATGAGCACCAGGAGCGTTTACATTAGATGAACCTGTTGCATTATCATTTAAACTTGAATCTTCATTAGCAGTAATATAACTTTCTGTAAAAGTTAAACCTACTCTATAAGAAGGTGTATTTGAATACTTGTCTAATACTACTGTTTGATTTGTTACATCAACATGAAAACCATTTATGTAATATGTTCCTGCTTGTATTTCAGCAGCTGAACCTGTATGTGTACTTGTTACTACTGCCGATATAGCACTTGAAGTTGAATCAATACCAGATATTGTTTCGCTGTTTGTAAATGTAACAGCCGCATTATCTGTTCCTGTTTTTAAATATTTTACATAAAGAGTATTTGGGTCGGTACCATCTGTAACATCTGAACCTACTACAATTGCCTGAACACCTGAAGTAGCACCTGTTAATATAGCGCCTTCAAAAGTTGATAGTGTTGATGTACCTGTAAATGAAGTTAATTTTATTGAATAGTAGTTTAAGTCATATCCTATTTCACCAGGAATAACCATTGCACCATGTTCAAAAACATGGTCAGATAATTGTTCAATTTGATTCTGAAGAATCGTTTGTGATTGTGTTAATTCCCTCGCCTGAACAGCAAATGCTGGTCTAAATAATATTCTATGAAAATTTTTAGTTTTACTAAAATCATCATAGTAAGGCGAGAGATTAAAGTCAGTTGGACTTGGCATTTATTCCTCTCTAAAATTCAATTATCAGTTTGACGTTCTCTGTTTGGTCAGCCGCTCTGGTAATTGGTGATCTGTTTTCTACATACATAATATCGCCTGAATCTGCTGTAATCTCACCAGCATTATATCCACTTGTAAAAACAACACTATCAACTGTAGTTGATGAACTAGATGGTGTTGCTGTTTTATTAGAAGTTTGACCAGTAATTGTATTCGCACCTGAAAACGCTGTTAGGTTACCATTACTATCTACACCTTCATCATTAAATCTTGTTTGTATGTAATAAAGAATATTATTTGAACTATCCCATTCTACAACCTTACCGACTGCGCCAGTAGTTGCTTGATTTATTTCTTCATCTACTGTAAA